GCGGGGGCGCCCGCCGGCTCCGCCGGCATCGGCTCGTCGTCCGTCGCGTCCTCCAGCTTGCGCTTGCGGACCCGCCCCACCACGGAGCGCAGGGCGGGCGCCGGCGAGGGCGCGGGCGCCGGCGAGGGCGCCTCGCCGTCCTCGCAGTCGGAGCCGAAGAGGCTCAGGTCGTCGCTCTCGCTGGCCGTGTCGGGCGTCGCGCTCTCGGGGTCCGCCGCGCCGCCCTCGCCGGCCGCGCCGAGCACCATCGCGATCTCGGGGTCCGCCGCGGCGCTCTCGCCGGCCGCGTCGCGCGCCGCGCTCTCGGGGTCCGCCATGCCGCCGGGTCCGCCGCCGAGGTTGCCGGGTCCGCCGCCGAGGTTGCCGGGCCGGGCGGCTCGCGTCTCCGGGCGGGTCTGGGGCTCGCTCGTCGGCGTCGCGTTCGCACCGGGGCCCGGGGTTTTATGTTCGCAGGCCCCGCCCCGAGGGGGCGGTCACTCCCGCGCGCCCAGCAGCTGCAGGCGCAGGCTGTGCTCGTAGTGCAGCAGCGCGATGACGCCGCCCACGATGGCGGCCAGGTAGAGCGCCTTCACCAGCAGCCCCGCAAGCAGCGTGGAGCAGCAGTTCACGCACACCTTCCTGACCCCGCTCTCGCCGCCCTCGCCGGCGGCCGCGGCGCCCCCGCGCCGCCGCGCGGGCTTCCGGTACAGCAGCGAGGCCAGCTCCAGGCCGGCGAAGGCGGCGACGTGGACCCAGGCCCAGACCTTCAGGTACAGCGGGTAGGCGGCCGCGCAGGGCGCGTGCGCCACGCCGACGCTGCCGGCCGCCGCGAGCCGCGCGCCGAGCCGCGCCAGGCCCTCCGCGGCCAGCGGCAGCAGCAGCCCCGGGTGGCGCCAGGCGCAACCCAGGGGGTCGAGGCGGAAGTCGGCGGCGAGCGCGCGCCGGCGCGCCGAGAGCTCGCACATGAGCCGCGCGAGCTTCGTGTACGGGCCGTGGTCGGCGAGGGCCGCGAGCGCGGCGGCGGCGTAGTTGAGGGTGTACCCGCCGGGGCTGAGGAGGTCGGCCTCGTTGCGGCAGAGCCCGAACATGCGCCGCTCCTGGCGCAGGTACACGAACGCGACGTACAGCAGCCAGGCCAGCAGCGCGCCGCGGGCCTGCGCGGACCACAGGTAGGCGCGGCAGTCGCGCGCGCCGGCCACGGCGCGCACGCGGCCGTGCAGCGCCTCGTCGCCGTCGAGCAGCGGGGGCGGGACGTGCCGGACGACGGCGTGCAGGCACGGGGCGTCGACCGCGCGCGTGGCGTTGCCCGCGCCGCCCCAGACGTACACGGCGCCGGGGTCGCGCAGCTCCCAGCGGAGCGAGCCGTTGGCGCCGCCGGCGCGCGCGGCGAGCACGCAGCGCTCGCGCAGCGGCGCGGCGAGCGCGGCCCACATCGCCAGCGCGAGGTGGGCCGTGAGCAGCGCCAGCGCGGCGAGGTTAACCGTCCGCCCCCCGAGCAGCATGCCGCGCAGCGCGCCCCGAGAGGTCCACGGTGAAGACGGTGCCGAGGCGGTTGCTGCCGCACTTGGTGGCGAAGCACTGCTGGATGAGCGAGGCGCACAGGCGGTCGTGCGCGTCGACACTGAGGGAGACCAGCGAGCGGGCCTTGTTTTGGGCCGCGCGCCCGTGGGCCGCGCGCAGGCAGCCGAAGCCCTGCGCGGCGGCGGCGCGCGCCGGCACGAGCTGCGCCAGCAGCCAGTCGTCCCTGGCGGCCACGAGGCGGGCGCCGGCGCCGCGGTACTCGCGCGCCGCCTGCGGGTAGTGCTCCTCCACGTAGGGCGCGAGCTCGGCCTCGACGGCGTCGGCGACGAACTCCTCGACGGCGCCGCGGTCGGCGCCGTCGACGCCGGCCGCGGCGAGCGCGCGCCGCAGGGAGAGGCGCACGCCGTGGAAGGCCGCGCGGTTGACGGCGGCCTTGCGCTCGAAGAAGCTGACGTACTCGCCGCCGACGCTGCGCAGCACGTGCGTGCGCGCCGGCGCGCCGGCGGGCGGCGCGGCGTGGAAGTGGAAGTGGCGCGGGTCGCGGTGCGCGGCGACGAAGGCGGCCACGTCCGCGCAGCCCTCGGGCACCACGTAGAAGGGCAGGAGCCGCCGCTCGGCGCCGCCCGCGGCGCCCGGCTTGCCGAAGAAGGGCAGGCGCAGGCTGTGCCCGTGCGTGTAGACCGCCGCGTCGACGAAGGCGAAGTCGCGCAGGTAGCGGCTCATGGCCTCGGCGAAGGGGCGCTCCAGCATGACGGCGTGCTGCACAAGGCGCGCGACGCCCTGGAGCGTCGGGCCGCCGGCGAGGACGTACGGCGCCGGGACGGGCACGGCCACGCGGAAGCCCATCTTCTCCGCGCAGCCGCAGGCGGCCGCCAGGGCGGCCGCGGCCGCGTCCGGCGCGCCGGCGCCGCCCGGCGAGCCGGGGCGGGGGCCCGCGGGGCCGGCGGGGTCGTCCTCGCAGCCGTACAGCGCCTCGGCCTCGCGCGCGAGGGCGCGCTCGTACTCGTCCCAGCCCGCGTCGCCGTCGGGCGCGCCCCAGGGCGGCGACGCGCCGCCACCGCCGCCGCCCTCGGCGGCCGCCGGGGGGCACGCGCTCTTGTAGAAGAAGCAGGGGTGCGCGGGCCAGGCGTCCGCGGGGGCCTCGGGGAGCAGCGCCGCGAGCGCGGCGAGCGCGCCGCGGCGGAAGCCGCGCATGGCCCCGTGCAGCTCCCCGCGGGGGACGGGGCGCTTGAGGCGAAAGTCCACGTCCAGGACGATGTTGGTCACGGCGAGGCGGGCGTTGAAGAGCTCGTTGCGGTTCACGTAGTACTGCTCGCGCGGCGCGACGGGGCCCGGGCCGCCGGCGGCGCGCGGCGCCCGGGCGCCGGCGGCGCGCTCGAGGAGCAGCGCGGTGAGCCGCGCGTCCCGCTCCACGAGCGCGTCGCGGCCGCCCTCTGCGGCGGCGGCGGCGGCCGCGGCGACGGCGGCCGCGACCTCCTCGGGGCCCAGCGCGGCGGCGCTCGTGATGCCGGCCCAGTCGTCGCCGTCGCCGACGGCGAAGGCCTGGTGGCCGCGCGGCAGCTCCACCCGGTAGACGGGCGCGGGCGTCGCGGTCCCGCGCGCGCCGAAGAGCCCGTCCAGCGGGTGCGCGCCGTCGCGGGCGGCGGCCGCCGCCAGCTCGAGCAGCCGCTTGGAGACCCCGCAGCAGGCGGGCGCCGCGTCGGGCGGCCCGCCGCCGTCCGGCGCGAGCGCGAGCGCAGCCCCGAGCCCCGCGTCGGGCGCGGGCGCGGGCGCGGGGCCCGCCGCCTCGGGCGCGTGCAGCACCCACCCGAAGCGCGCGGCCTGGCCCTCGAGGCGGTCCAGCGCCGCGCGCAGGGCGGCCGCGCCGTCGCAGACCGCGCGCCCGGCCTCGCCGGCGGCGGCCGGGGCCAGCCGCGCGTAGGTGCGCGCGCGCGCGTAGGCCTCGGCCGTCGCGGGCGGCAGCCGGGTGACGGCGGGCGCCACGTTCTGCTCGACGTAGCTCCGGACGTTGAACTGCGCGCGCACGTGCCGAAAGAAGGCGTCGACGGCGCGCTCGCGGAGGCGCGAGGCGCCCGCGAGGCGCGCCGCGGCGTCGGCGGCGCCGCCGCGGGGGGGCTCGGTGGCGGTGACGGCGCGCAGGTGCTCGGCGACCTGCCGGCGGTTGAAGCCCTCGAAGTAGGCCAGGTACACGTAGGCCACGAACTCCCGGTCGGCCACCCTGAGGCCGCGGCGGTCGTGGTCGATGTACTCGCGCAGGCAGCGGACCTCGGCGAGGTCGGCCTCGACGCGCGCGGCCACGTACGCGGGCGCCCCGGCGGCGGCCGCGCCGCGGGCGTAGCCGCTGCGGCAGCAGAAGGCGGCGAGCGCCGCGAAGGAGACCAGGTCGGGGAGGGCGAGCCCCGAGGGGTTGGGCGGCGCGGCGACGGCGTAGGTGCCCAGGCAGTCCCGCACGGCCTGCAGGTCGTAGGTGGCGGCGGCACCGGCGCGCTCGGCCTGGAACACGTAGAAGCGCGTGGCCAGCACCAGCGTCTTCTCGCCGGGGCCGAACTTGGAGAGGAACCAGAAGGGGGTCGCGCCGCAGTTGGCGTAGAGGCGCCGGTAGGCGGCGACCGTCCGGTGCTCGTGGTGGATGTACAGCGAGGCCAGGCCGCGGCGGCCGCCGGGGCGCGCGCGCAGGGCCGAGCGCACCGTGGCCTGGCCCTCGACGTAGCGGGCGTCGTCGGCGGAGCGGCCGGCGCGGGGCGCCAGCTGCTCCGTGGCCACCAGCAGCGCGGCGATCATGTCGGCGTGCAGCGCGAAGGTGACGTCCTCGACGAGGTGCTCGAGCAGCACGCGCGCGGGCAGGGGCTCGCCGAGGAGCAGCGCGGCGGCGAGCGCGCGCGCGCCCTGCGCGCCGGCGAAGGCGCAGGCGAAGACGGGCCAGGCGCGGGGCCGCGCGGCGGCGCTTCCGCCGGGCGGGCCGCCCAGCAGATAAAACGCGACGAGCGGGCGCGCCTCCGCCAGCGCCCGCGCCACGTCGTCCTGGCCCGCGCCGTCGAGGCACGCGGCGAGCCGCTCCGGCCAGTCGTAGGAGACCACGTAGGCGCCGCGGCCGGGCTCCTCCTGGCCGGTGAGCAGCATCAGCGAGAAGCCGATCGCGCAGCCGTCGGTGGCGTAGAGGACCCGGAGGGCGTCCGCGAGCGCGGCCGGCCCGTCCATGGCGCTGCAGCGGCTGGTCGGGTGGCTGTGCGGGCGCGGCGCGGGCGCGCGGGACGCCCCGCAGTACGAGCCGCTGGCGCGGCGCCTGAGCGAGCCGACGCTGTTCCGCCTGCAGGAGGCGGTGGTGGCCGTCAGCTCCCTGCTGCCGGCGCCGCTGACGGTGGAGGACGTGGTGCGCTCGGCGGACGGCGCGCGGCGGCTCGCCAAGGCGCAGTCCCTGGCGCGGACCTACTATATCTGCCAGCGGAACATCGAGTGCCTCTCGAAGCACCAGGCCGCCTGCAGTGACGCAAGCATCACCGCCGTCGTGACGAAGCACATCCAGGACGCCCAGCGCATGCGCGACACCTGCCTGGCGGCGCTGCTGCAGATGTACCACTCGGTGGGCTCCGTGGAGGGCACGACGGACAGCATGGTGGACCAGGCCATCCGCATGGCGGCCGAGAGCAACATCGTGATGGCGGACGTCGCGGTGCTGGAGCGCGCCCTGGGCATCCGGGCGCAGGACGCGGCCGCGCGGGCCGACCCGGGCCCGGCGGCCCCGGCCCCGGCCCCGGCCGCCGCGCGCCCGGACGCGCCGGCCGCGGCGGCGGGCCCGACGGCCGCCGCGCCGGCGCGTCCGGGCGCGCGGCGCGCCTCCGCGGGGCCCCCCGCCGTGCTGCAGCTCGCGGCGTGACCCGCGCGCGGGCGCTCCCTCCCCCGCCGGCCCGCCCGCGCCCCTCGCCCCGCCCCGCGCAATAAAGAGAGAGGCCAAGGCCCGCGGGCACGTGCGTGTGTCGATGTGCGCTTTATTAATTATCCTCCGTCTCACAGCCCCGTGGACCCGAATCCGCGCGCCCCGCGCTCGGAGGCGGGCGCCGCCGCGGCGAGGTCGGCCACGCGGCGCCAGCGCAGGCGCGGGGCGCCGGGGGCGGGCGGCGCCGCGCGGGGGCTGACCGGGAAGGGCTCGCCGTCGTTGAGGCCGGGGGGGAGCCACTCGAGGCGCCGCGCCAGCAGGAGCAGCTGCGCCACGCGCTGGCCCGCGGCGACCGCGATGGGCTCGCGCGTGACGTTCCGCAGGACGAAGCGGCAGGGCGCGCCGGCGGGCCAGGCGGTCGGCAGGACGACCAGCCCCCGGAGGTTGCAGGACGAGCGGCCGAACACGTAGGGGACCCCCGCGAGGCCGCCCTCCGCGTAGGCCACGGGCAGCCGCACGCGCAGGCTCTCCCCGGGTGCCAGGACGGCCGCGCGCGGCATGGCGATGTCGTGGCCGGCGTCCTCGTCGCGCTTGGGGGCGAAGGCGGCGGCGAAGGGCACCTCGGCGCCCCCTGCTGTTGCTCTGCCGCTCGCGGCGTCGGCGCCGTCCTCGTCGGCGGCGGCGGCGACGAGGCGCGGCGGCGCGGGCGCCAGCCGCGCGAGCGTCAGCCGCAGCGCGAGCCCCGCCGGGGGCTCGCCCGCGCCCGCGGCCGGCGCGGGGCCGGGCGCCCAGACGACGGCGCGCAGGCTCCCCCGGTAGCCCGAGTCGACGATGCCGACGGCCACGGCGGGTGGGCGGGGCCCGGGCGCGCCGCCCGAGCTCATTTGCGACATTACAATGGCATATCCGCCGGGCGCGGCCGCCTTCATGTTTAAATTAATCAACCGGCTATAAAGGGGATGCCCGGGCGCCGCCGCCGCATCCCGCTCCGCCGCCTGCGCGACCGGGCCCCAGAGCGCCAGCGAGTCGGGTTCGCAGCAGCTCTCCAGCCGCCAGGCGGCCGCCTCTGCCCCCAGCTCCACGGCGAGGATGCCGCGGCCGCTGCTCTCCGCGCTCGCGGCGGCGGCGCTGCTCGCCATCGCGGGCGCGCGCGACCCCCTGCTGGACGCGATGCGGCACGAGGGCGCGATGGACTTCTGGAGCGCGAGCTGCTACGCGCGCGGGGTCCCGCTCTCGGAGCCCCCGCAGGCCCTGGTGGTCTTCTACGCGGCCCTGGCCGTAGTGATGTTCTCCGTGGCCGTGTACGCGTACGGGCTCTGCCTCAGGCTCGTGGGCGCCGACCCGCCCAATAAAAAGGACTCGCGGGGGCGGGGCTGACCGCCGGCGGAGCTCCGGATTCCGGAGGAACTTGTATATAAGGCCCGCCGCGGCGGCGATCGCCGCCGCGCTCCGCGCTCGACTCAGACCCGCGCCGCGCCTCTCGCTCGCCCGTCCGTCCGCCCGCTCGCCCGTCCGTCCGCCCGCTCGCCCGCCATGGCCCGCTTCCACAGGCCCTCCGAGGACGAGGACGACTACGAGTACAGCGACTTCTGGGTGCGGGAGAACAGCCTCTACGGCTACGAGTCCGACCCGGACGACCACGTCTACGAGGAGCTGCGCGCCGCCTCGAGCGCCCCCGCGCCGGACGGGCGCCGCGAGGGCAGGCGCCCCCGCGCCGCCGCCGCCGCGGCCGTCCCGCCCGCCGCCCGCGGCCGCGAGCGCGACCGGGCCGAGGCCGCCGCCGCCGTTGA